TTCAGATTTTCCATCACAGGAAAAATTAAATATTGTAGCATACACAAATATTTCATTTTTATTAGTTAGTCCTAAATCTCTTATCATCCAACCTTCTATGTTGAAAAACGGTATAAGTTTTCTTTCCATAATAATTATGCTCCTCATTATAATATTTCATTAACTTCTTTAAATGACATTTCTGGTATTCCTATACTATCTGTTTCTTTATCATAATCTATGTAGCCTTTTTTATTTAATGATTTAAGTAAACTCAATACTTTATCCATATTATTATTGTCTATATATCTTGAAATATCTTTTTGCCCTCTTTGAGCGGCAGTATATAGCACTCCATATAATCCTTTTTCTTCAAGTGTTAATGTATTATCTCTAAAAACGTAACTTCTCATGGTAATAAATTCAGATATTGGTTGATGTGTTAATATTAACATTCATTATTCTCCTTTTCTCTTGTAATAAAAAAGCTCGATACTCAGAAGGGGCATCTTCTAAATATCAAGCTCTTCGCCAGTCATATGTGATTTATACATTGTCAGTCAACGTATGCCCACATCAACTGGCTTTTATTAGTTTAGCACAAAATAGATAGCTAGTCTACTGTGCTTTAAGTCTTACGACTAAATATACTATAACATATTCTCGTTGCATTGTAAATATAAAAATAGAAAAGCCATAGAAATAACTCTACGGCTTTTCACATAAACAACACACTATTTTGAAAGATTTGAAAGAGTAAGAAAAGAACGAACTTAACTTACAATCATAATATAACATGATTAAATCAAACTGTAAATAGGATATTACTTTGAAAACGTCTTAATAATGTCCTGCATCTGATTGTCTATCTCTGTGTTAATACTGTCAAACAATGCTTTATATTCTTTATCCAGGTCTATTTCCTCATCATTTGGCATAGTTCTTTCTTCTATCAACTCGGTAGTATAGTAATTATCTTTAATCTTGATAGCACATCTTGATGTTGCTGTGATTTTAGTTGTTTTACCTTTTATTTCATAAGCCATTATTATTTCCTCCCATTGAAACTTGTTAATATTGCATATAGAATTACAATTGCCATTTCGGCAAAAAGAGTACAGATTACACCTGCTATAAATGGGTTAATAAACATAATATCACCTCACTTTTTATTTATTCTAAGAACCTGAGTTACTTTAACATCTTTACATGAGTTCATATCTTTTAAATTATCACCTGAAATTATGTCGTGATAAATAGCGGATTCAAGTGCATCAAAGTCCACATATTCTTTAGTCTTGATAATGTCAGATTCAAGACCTCTTTCTTTAAGGAACTGAATTAGTCTTTCCTCATTAAAATCTTCTGTCTTTCTATCAGATAATACTACCTTACCATTATCTGTTTCAAACTCTTTGATATTGAGTTCTGACATAATGACTTTAATCTGTGTGTTCTGAATAGAAGCGGCATCTTTAAACTCTTTCTCTCGCTCTTTGTTAACAAGATAATCTTTCACCAAATGTTTTAGTTTGTCCTGTGCTTCTGTTTCTGTGTAATTTTCATTGTTTTGGGATAATGCTACTCTTGACATTATTTTATTTCTCCTTTCTTTTTGTTCCCATTACTCCATTACGACCATGAACAATTTTTGTTTTAAATTCAATAAGCATCCAAATATCCTTTGTATTCCAATATCTTGTCTGCCTATTTCCTTCTTGTGTATACTCAGGCAAAAGAGATGCAAGCTCATTGTCAGGATTCTCTCTTTTCCATTTATACCAATTATTAATTGTTTGTACTGACGAATCAATACGCATGGCAAGTTCTTCAATCTTAATTTTATTTTCCATAGTTACCTCCTTTAATCTAACAAATAATTTACTATCTCTCGTTTATCAATAGGTGCAATTACACCGTCAACTATCTTCTCACTCATTTCTCCTTTTTCATAAACAAGTTTATGTATCTTCTCATCAATCGTATTTTTAGCAATTATAGTATACACAGTAACATTATTTTTCTGTCCAATACGATGTGCTCTATCTACTGCTTGTTCTCTTAGAGCCATATTCCAAGGTTCATCTAATAGAATAACTACACTTGCTCGATTTAAAGTTATACCAGTACCAGCGGCTCCTGTTGTACCTAGCATAACATCTGCTTCACTATTCTGAAATTCATTTACAAATTTTTGACGTTCATTATCAGCAGTTTCTCCAGTTATACATCTGTATGAAATTCTATTTGCTTGTAATCTGTTCTCCACTTCATCTGTAATAGATTTCCAGTTACTAAATATGATTATTGCTTGTTTACTATCAAGTGCATCAGCTATCAATTCCATCATTCTATCGAGTTTTGCTGATTCTTGTACTGTGCTTGATAGGATGCCTGTATAACCAGTAGCTTGTCTTAATCTTATCATCTCTGCAAGAGGATTCGGTGCAATAGAAATCATATCTATATTAGACTTAATCTCTGCTTTAACCTCTTTATAGATAATAGATTGTTTAGCTGTCATATCTACATATTCATCAACATACGTCTTTTCAGGTAAATCTAAAACTTTGCTCTTTAATCTCCTTAGCATAATAGATTGCAACTGTTCTTCTAGCTCATCTAAATGTTTATAGCCTACAATCTGATAACCACCATATCCACCATAGATAGCATAGTAATTCTTAAATGAATAATAAGCGTGTTTCTCATAACCAAGCCATCTAAGAATAATATATAAATCAAGTGGCGAGTTCATAAGAGGTGTACCTGTCATAGCTATCCTTACATCAGCATCAAGTTTTATAAATGCTTTACCTTGTTGTGAAGATGGATTCTTCATCTTATGACATTCATCAGCCGCTATCATATTTATCTTGCAGTCAGTTTCAGAGTGTAGCCATTTAACAATCTGGCTTGTTATCTCATCATCTCTGAGAGTTTCTATATTAGTTATAATGAAATAACTTTTAATCTCATCCAGGTGTGTTATATCGTATAATTTATCTTTTGTAGTTCCAATATAAACTTCTCCTGTTCTCTTTCTAACTCTCTGACCTAAAATATAACCGGTTTCATCAGAATGTTTAGCAATCTCATTTTGCCAATTCCATTTAAGACCATTTACTCCACAAACTATAAGACAATGTGAAAAGTTATAAAACTGCTTTTTAGCTTCTGCAATATCAATAACTTGCTTTGTCTTACCTAATCCTTGGTCATCACCTAATAGCCAACGTTCATGCATCATTCCATATTTAAAACCCTCTACTTGATGTTTGTAGCATGGTGTTTTAAATGAATAATCATCTAAACTGAAATTAAGTGAAGGATTAAGTTCAACATATCTACCGCTAACATCAAAGTCGTGATTAGGTAATTTGTTGAACATGAATGGTAAATCTTCAATTCTTATTTCCCATTCTTTTGACCCCTTTATCCAGCTTCTATATCTCAACTCTTTAATAGTATCAATTACAGATTGATTAAACGGAAAAGAGAGATACGCTGAATAATCTTCGGGCATAAATTTTGATTTTTTAATTCGTACTGTTATCATCTCATCATCTCACTTTCTGATAAACATTCTATAACATATTTATTTGCTTGTCAACACTGCAAAAGAAAGAGCCGTCTACATTTAGACGGCTCTGTGTAGCTTCTTATTTAATTATAACTGATTAACTGCATCCTGCATCATGTGTTTAAAGCGGTCAATGTCTGAATGTTCGTGTCCACTATAACCTCTTTCTCTGGAATAATCTCTTTCATAGCTTCTTCCATCGTTATAGCTTCTTCCACGTTCATAACTTCCATCGTAGCTTCTGTCGTAACCGGATTCATAGCTCCCATCGTAGCTGTCACGACTTCTTCCTCGTCCACGACCTCTTCTGTTAGAGCTTTCGTTATATCTCCCATCATTATCTCCATCACGCCCTCTTCTAGCTCCGCTATAGTCAGGAAATTCATAACCATACTGGTCAATCATTTCATTACCAAGCATCACCTTATCAAGATTCTTGATTGAGTGTGTGAGTTTGTCTATAACATCAAGGTCGGACATACTTATTTCTTCCTTCTTAGCAACTTTTTCAAGCTCTCCGCAAAGTGTATCACGGAGATTTTCTAATTTCTTTGACATAATTATCTCCTTTCTTACGCTATGCGTTCAACTACAAGATTAGCGTTCTGAACATTTATCTGCGGAGCAGGAGTAGTTGCAGGATCTGTAGATTCAGAAATATTATCTACAGATACATTGAAACAACATCCCTTTGGAACTGTAATGATTGCGGTTGAAGTAACATTAAAGTATT